CCCCCTTAAATACATTCCCTTATACGCATTACTAGCCTGAGCTAGAATTCGACCAGTTTTAGGAGTTATACTAACGACGACATCTTTAAATCTACCATCAGTTCTTGCAACCTCTGATACCAGAGTTACATCTGATCCATTTTCCGCACCCGTTGCTTGTCCAAATAAGAACTGGTTAAATTGTGCAGATGGAGTTTGCTCTACTATTATCTGAGAGATTTCTTCTTTAGCAGAAGAGATAACGTCAGTGTTTCCATAATCTGGATAAGGCAAAGGTAAACTATCAACAGTCTTGTATACCAATGCATCAGAGTCAGATACAGTGAAAAGATATTTCCATACGTATCCGTCACTGCTAGTGATAGAGATATATGTTGTTAAATCTATATTAGAGAATGTAGGCTGAACGGTTGATGCAGTGCCGTTATTATTATCTAAACACTTATAGATATAATAATTTCCTTGATCGTCCTTTACAGTCACTATACTATTGGCGACTGCGATATCTTGCACATCATCATAATCGTCGTATATGGTACCTGTCGTCCAGCTATTCTCGTAGAACATATATCTAACGTCTGCGACATCGACTTTATTTCCAAACACCACCCGTCTCTGAAAGTCTCGCTTCTCTTTTTGCGTATTGACTATGCCGGCTGTCTTATCAATTGACGATGCCATTATGTAATAGTTTGCTTCTGGTCTAAGAGCATTTAACTGGTCGTCAACGAATCCTCTGATCGCAGTCGTATCATCAGCACCTAATCCTAGGCTAGCTGAGGTATTGTAGCTGCCCAAGAGCGTGGTGAAGTTTTCTCCCAAAGAAGCATTGAGATTCTTGAACGAAGTAAACAGCTCGTTCGTGTTCTCAATCCTAAAATTTTCTGTTATTACTTTTGCCATTTTTAATCTCTTATTAGGTAATCGCTACTGTTCTCTGTGCTTTCGTTGTTGGTCCAATTATGTAAGGATAACTAGGACTTCCGTCACCTTTTGTGCTGATAAAGTATGCGTATGTTCCGTTGGGATAATCTGGAGTAACACAATATCTTCCGTTATGCTCGTCTAAAGATCCTAGATTAGCCACATATTCATAGTCTTGTATAAAGGATCCATTACTCTGCTGTGCAAAGCTAAACACTCTACCAGATGAGACCTGAGTCTTCAGTACATAAGAGCTTGTCATAGAAACAACAGATCCCTTAACAGTAGGTGTCGCATATCCTTTAGGTCCATATATTGGATAACCATCAAAGGATATACCAACAATCTTAGAGTGCCCATCTGCATGAGTTAGACCAGAAGTATAATATGTCGAGCTGGCTGTGAATACGCTATCCCATCCAGAAGACAAGAACTTACCAGATCTATACGTGTATATATCTGTGCTAGTATCGCTATTATCTATGGGCTTGGCATCACACGGATCTAGGTTAAAGTCTTCGTTTTTATGTACTACGTCCCAGTTGAATCCTAAAGGAGCATTGGCTACTGGACTACTTCCAAACAAGCCAATGTCTCTAGTAAATGGTGGCATTATCAGCACACCATTAGATGTGATGCCTACCGCATGTGAAAGTAAAACGCTTAATGTCTCGGGAGATGAATGTTGCACTCCATAGGTCAGTCCTGTTGGAGTGCCTGCTGTGGTCGTTAGTGCAGAGCCTGCTGATGTAGTTAGCGTAAAGCCTGTTACGTTAGGCGAGGTGCCTGTGACTGCATTCACTAGCCCTATGCCAGGAGAATAGTTATTGATCGATCCTGAGCCACCAAATGTGCCGCTAATCGTTACTATGTCGCCTACCTTAAGTGTCGCGGCTGAACAAGTAAATTGTCCAGTGGTACCACTAATAGAAACTCCAGTGAGATTTGTTCCTGGTACATATGATATAGGCGCAGTCACATCTTGAGGACTATCTACGACACCATTGCCTCCCAGATAGCTTATTGTATACGTTTTACTGACATCGCCAGATATACTTCTACTATCAGAAAATGTTCTGGCTGTACTACCATTATTCACCAAGTTATCTCCAGCTTTAGCCGGAAAGGGATCATGGTCGGTAGTAAATATAAGTGTAGACATATTCTTTCCTTAACTCACTGTTTCAATGTATGCTGGAAGTTCTCCAACTATAGGAGCGCCCTCTGACCATATTTTCCATTGGAAATAGGCATTAGGAAACGTCTCGCCGCTAGTGTCAAGTGTTGAAGGATCAAGTATAAAGACCAGAGCGACCATAGTTATATTACTTCTATTTATCTGTGTATTTTTGATGTCTATTGATGCGGACAAAGCTTGTTCGGGATTAGTAGAACTGTAAGCAGGAAGAGTAATTGTGGCAGACCTAGCAGTTGTTATGCCATCAGTCGCTTCAATAGCAAATCTGAATCCAGAAGTTTGATCTCTACTACTGATATTAACAGCAAGAGTATCATATCCAATCCAATTATTTCTAGAAGATAGATTGATGTAAACTTTATCTTCAAGTACCTCGGTACCCTCGTGTGAGTCGTCTTTGAAGCGAGTGGTACCAACTATAGTGTTATACTTATTCGATATATCATATGCAGTAAGAACTGGATAAGGTATAAGCACTTCGCTTGCAGACTCATTATCCGCAGCAGATTTTCTGGTGCTTATAGATGCATTATCTGTAACGCCAATCTCATACGCAGAATCAAGCTCAACTTTACTCATGAATCTAGTCTTGAGCGTGGAGTTTGGAGAAAGTACGTCTCCAGCTAATAACACATCATCGACAGTTGTCTCAAAAGGATTTTGTCTACTTCCTACAGGAATATACGTTATGCCGGTTGTTGTTCCGGTAGTGGTTGTCAGTGTTGTAGTAAAATCAAGGATGTCATACAACTTAATGCCTGTCTGATGACCACTACCGTCAAACACAGCAGAACCGCCCCAATATAACTTACCGCTCTCAAATGTTAGCCCGTCAGTGTTTCCTGTGGCAGTTACTAGAGACACATCATAAGTTGATGCTGTCCATTGGCCTGCTATAGCATTTCTAGCCTCGACTAGAGTGAATTCCGTGACGTTAGAAGCGGTTCCTGTAACAGAGGATACTTTATATATGCCTGCTTCACCTCCCAATGCTCCATTACCTGAAGTTCCGTCAAATGTACCTGTCACACTGATTATTTGGTTTACAGTGAGTGTGGTTGCATCACACGTAAATTGTCCAGAGGTACCACTAATAGCAACTCCGCTTAGTACTGCTCCAGTGTAACCTGTTATAGTGCCATTTCCTCCACCAACAGCTAATGCGCCTACAAGGGCATGAGCATATACTGTGCCATCGCCGATAAGGTTAAATGCATCAAAGGTGATGTCTCCAGTAGTGCTTGCTATGGCAACATTTGAGCCATATGAATTTACGCCAGAAGCATTGGGCGCACCCAAGAATACTGGACTAGACTGCGTTTCAAATATGAATGGCTTAACATAGAATGATTCCATACTAGCATCTAACTCGACATCGAAGTTGTTTACTGCACTTACAAGAGAAGAGCTAAAGAGTTTTGTTCCTGCTACGCCTATAGTCTCTTTAATAAGTCCTTCGTATCTATTCTGCTGTACTGAAGAAGATATGTCATACGAGTATTCTTGGTAGTAATCGTTATCGTGTATTCTCTTATTTTTGTCGCTTATGAAAGATGATGATGTCTTCCATGTTCCTTCAGTAGATCCTGTTCCTAGTACTCTCACGTTTGCAGTCGCAACTACGTTTCCGTAAGAAGAGCTTCCTATCTCGTCGCACACAATATTCACTGTCTCGCCGTCAGTGAATCTATAGCCGGTGTTCTCTAATTTAATGTCTTTAATTTGACCAGTACCATAACTAGCTTGACCACTTATAACAGCGTTGCCGCCCATGGGAAGCGAGTTTGCGTCACGAGTACTACCAGTCACATCAACGAGTAATCCATTGAAGTTAATCTGCTTAGAGTCGTCGAAGTCATAAAAGCTTAACTGACGGAAGTAGAAGTCGTTACCTACTCTCTTGACGAACTTAGCCTTTGCTGTATACGCTATCGTATTACCTTCGGATTGAGTGAGAGTAGGCTCACTCGCATAATTACCAGTGCTATTTGATACTATGATCGACGTAATATCGACATTGGCTATATTTTCAACTCTTCTTGCCTGTGTTATCTGGTCGTTAATACTGAATGATAGATTAACAGTACTTGGAAAGTTAAAGATGATATCTTTCTTATTGAACTTTAATATGCTAGAATTTTCTATATTGGAGTATACGTCATTCTCGTAGTCTATGCCACCAGGCACTAATGTAAGCGAGTCGATTGTACCTATAGTGAATGTGATTGGTGTGAATGCGTCACCTAATGTAGTGCCTATATTCTCAGCACCAGATCCACTCATTCCATAGTCATCATCCCCGCCGAAGTTATCGCCTGCATTACCTATAGTACCTGCATTCAATACTACTGACTCAAAGTCCCCAACTTGATCTGTGATTAGTGTCACAGTTTCACTGTTAGTAATCGAAGATAGTGTATAGCTAGATGATACATTGTATGCAGAGGTGGTTAAGAAAGTTACTGTCTTACTCGGATCGTGATTAACAATGAACTGAGACTGTGTACCTGAAGTCAATGTAACGAAGTCGTCATAGACTCCTTGTTGAGGTAACAGAACTGATTCGATGAATTCTATCTTACTCGCAGTAAGTACTCCTGCGTTGTACGATGATCCTGCTGCATAGAGCATATATTCAGTCAATGCTAAGAAGTCGTCGTTATCTATGTTCGTGTCGGCATCAATGTCACCAATCTTTCTTGCGCTATATACGCCGTCGATTGTAAGTGTGCTCTTATATATCTTACTAACTTCGCTCAATATAGGATCTGATCCAAGAACAGCTCTATTCAACTCAGTGAGAAGAATATTATTATCGTTGCCTGTATATGTCTTAGCCAGCTCGACAATTCTATCAGCATTATTCATTGTCTTGATATACAACAAAGGATGTACATAAGCAATGACGACAGCAGAACCTTTCATTCCGCTTGCGACTGCTGTAGCACCAGTAGCTGTAGTTACGATATTCGTTCCATAAGCGTTGATTATATCGCCAGTCTTAATCGCTTGAGTATTATCAGACTTGACAATCAATACTTGATTACTGATACCGACATCGTTTGAGGCAGAAGATGTTACGGGATCAGCATAGCCAAATCCGCCATCAGTGATCTCGTAGTTTATAGATCCAGTCTCTGCTGTAGACGTAGCAGTAACAAATGCTGATGCATCAATACCAGACTGAGTAGATACGACTTTTACTTTATCGCCTATCTTCTGATCAGGCTGTCTACCCAGACGACTAACAGATATAGAACTCAAGCTGCCTTGAATTAGCTTACCGATCAATGAGTCTACAGTAGCTCTTGTTCTTGTAAGACCGTCATCTGATATAAAGCTGCCGGATATGTTTGAGAGATATATAATAGGCGATAGTGCGCCCGAGAAGTTAACGAAGATTATCTCGTCAACAAATGCTGAAGCAAGCGATACATTACCAGTTAGCTTATCGCCTTTCTGTATAGGATAGTTGTCTATCGTATATACAGGCAACATCTCAAGATACGTATCGCCACCGAATACAGAATCAGACGGCTTTAATATTGCTGTGCTAGGATAGAATACGTCGATATCTTCATCAAAGAATAGTCTGAATAGAAGTCTCAGAGACTCCTCAGAACCCTTTCTCTTGTATAAGTCAGAGATATGCTTTATAATGAAACGAGTATCGACAACAGTATCGATAGGCAAATCAGCAAGATACTTCTTCTTATAGTAAACAAGAAAAGTTGTCAACGTAGTATCGATATCTTTTAGCTTAGGAATATCTCTATCATTCGTCGCATCAAAATGTGTGTAGTATGCTGTAATAAAGTCTACAAGAAAGCTGCCCTCTTCCCGATATATACTAGGAAACTGAGAAGCTATATCTGAGTAGATGTTATCATTTATTGTAAGACTCATATATTAGACTACCAATGGTGTTGCTGTTACTGTGACATCTTCTGCTCTAATCGTAATGATACGATCTTTAGGTGGCTTGACATCTTTATTAACACTGCTCACAGTGAACTTGATAGCCTTTCCTACGTAAGAACTCACATTCAAGTTGATTAATCTTACAGCGCCAGTAGCATAGTTTATAGTGCCGACAGATGATTTAAACACAGTAGGAACATCACTGTTATCTGTAACAAGCATTAAATTGCCAATACCGTCATCTTGTATAATCACGGGCGTGCTATCTACTGTGAACTGCGAGCTTCTCAGAGCAGAGACAAACGATGTGAATCCTGTAATAGCATCAAATGCATACGGCTGTACTAACGCAGTCTCAAACGTGAACGATGGGCTACTTGCTATATCTAGAGCCGGGACATATTCGATAATGGGCTTCGCTATAATGTCACTACTAACAATCGATATATCTAGAGCATCAAGATAGGCTCCAAGCTTAGATTGACGAAGTGTCTTATTGAAGTCATTGAGATTAGTATCTTGAAAAGCAGTAATAGCATTCGCTACTTCTATCTGTAACTGAGCCGCTGATTTATTCGTTGAGTTGTTATCATAAGCTACTGCTACACTAACATCAACATACATAAACTTAGCCGGTAGAAATATTGGCTCAATAGTAAGCGGAGTCTTATCACTTAGATACTCTTTGAAGTTCGTGATCTCGTAATCAGCAGCGCCTTCACCCCCAGTAACATCGACTGAGATGATAACTTTTCCGAATTGTGGGGGATCTACTTCATCACCGCCATACACACTAATCGCTTGAATGTTCGGAAATCTAGCACGAAGCAGTGTTTCATAGTCTCGCTTCGTTACTGCTCTCTCCTGCACTTGGAGAGCCTTAGGAGCGAACGTCCGAATAGAGTCGATATCTTCAGCGAGAGAGCCGCCACTTGTTATCGCATTCAAAGATATAGTGATCGATGACGCGCCGCCAAATCCCCCGCTAGTCAGACTTGAAATCCCGTTCGCAGAAGGTCCAGCAGTTACTCTATATGTCGCTATGATAGAGTCAGTGATCGTTGGCTCAGAGCCGAACTTATTCTTGCCGAATTGTACGCTATAATTTCCGTCATTCTCTGGCTGTATATAGAACACTTTATCAGTTGCTGAGATCCCGAAGATATCAGCACGATATGTATAGACATCGCCGTTGACTGTAACAATAAGTGATCTTGTGTCGATATTCGCATTAGAGAGTGTTGTTTGATCAGACGATAAAGTCTCTGTAATCATACGGCCTTCGTATAGATCAACATCTGTAACAGTATAAGCAGAATCGTTGCTTGTGCTTCGTACAGCGTTATATGCTTTATCTGTAATTAGATTATATGTCTTGTTGCCGCATCGGCCGATGAACTGTGTATGCTTCGGGATATTAAAGTAGTTGCTACTTATCGATGAAGCTGTTACACTGATAGTCGCTTTAGTTGCTGCACTACGTCTACTCGTAGGCATATAGTTAAGCTCTTTAGCATGAGAGATAACACTGTTGCGTTGAGTAGCACTATCAAGAAACATCTCACTAATCGCCATATTGTAGTAATAGCTATTATAGAATGTGTTGTATGATAGTACGTCAATGAGAACATTCATGTTCGAGCCTTCATAATCGAAGTCTTTGAACTGACTCTGATTCTTTAGAAACGTCTTAAGCGCCTCTTTAGTCTCATTGAAGTCTAAATTTGTTACTGGTGATATACTAGTCATTTCTATCTTGCCCTACTCAGATCAATTGAGATTGAAGTTATGTTGCTACTATTTATGACGTTGAATACGATCTTTGCTGAGAGTTCGTTTGTGTCGATATTCCCAGATACTTCTACACTACGAAGATTACATCTTGGCTCGTAAGTGCGTATAGTAGATTTGATATTCTCTTCTAATATTATCATAGTCGCTTGTGTTATGTTCTCGAAGAGTGAGCCGCGTATATCACAGCCGATATT